GATGTCATGGCATTCTAAGCTGTTAAGCTTTCTCCCTGCTGCTTTTTTAAAAGTATGAACCGTAAATTGGAACAGGTCCTCGAGAGGCTTAGGGCCGCTCGCTCTACCTCCAAAAGTTTTAAGCCTAGCTCCTGCAGGTCTGATTCCTGAAGTATCCCATTTTGGCAATCTTCCTGAATATAATAAGCTAATGAGTTCACGGTATGCACTAGCCCATCCAATTCGGCTGTCTTTAACTCTAATTGTTGTATCAGTGTCATAAAATTCCTCCGCAATAGTAGGTAGGTTATTAGTAAACTGACGTTCTACACTAAAGCCTACGCCAGTACCACACATTAAAACATACATTACTTCATCGAATGCTTTAGGGGAATCAATAGCAATAAAGCTACAATTGTAACCAGCTATTTCATCACGTTCTAAAGCAGTGCCCGCTGCCATTAAACATCTCATACTAGGCATTACATCTAAATTTTGTATTGCTTTGTTTACATCTTCTGTAGGAAAAGTATCAGGGAATCTATTACTAAAGAATCCAGTGTATCTATCTACAGTTTCTTTCCATGTCTCTCTACGACTCTCTTCAGGCATCCATCTAGCATAGCGGCTTGCATGAATAAAACGTTGGTAGTCTGTTAATTCCATTAGTCTAAATCTCCGTCCATGGATAGTTGTTTGTTAAAGAATTCGTATTTGTCTTCAATACGATCAAAGAAAGCATCAACAAGATCAAAAGAATTTATATTTAAAACCTCTAATAAAGTTATTTCATCATACTCTTCAGCAAGTTTTATTTTAATTTCTTGCAATGTTAATGTCATTTTATGTTTTAAGTTCTTTCAATAGTTCTACATAATGGATAATCTTATTAAGATCTTCCACTCCACCTTTGTCTTGCCATCGGCATATATATTTAATAATGTTTCCTTCAATATAAGAAAGATTATTTTTAGTAATAAATTCAACAGGTTGGATTACAAACTTCTTGTAATGTGTACCTGCCACTTGTTGTTCTATAGCTTTTTCTAATTTAGGAAATTTACTCATGCTAATATTATATCATGCCTTTCTGAGATTTGCAAGACTTTTTAGAGGGGTTATGATGATAGTAGTTACTACGTTTTTTATCTATGTAGCAAGCCAATGATAGGAATATAATTATTAATACAATCATACGTTAACTAATTTCTGTGATCCTTTTGGTTTGAGATTTGTACCATCTCTGAACCAATTACCACATGTTCTACATTGATAACGTTGGTATCTGCTAGTTGTAGTAATATTAAATCCACGTTTCTGTACGTTTTTAGATTGACAAGTAGGACAGCAATCAGTCGTACCATTAATTACATTGTTGTTAAGGTGATTTTTAATCCAAGGTTTAAATCGTTCATATACTTTCTCAAGAAGAATAACATCATTCTTGTTGTATGCTTCCATAATCTTCCATGCTTTAGGAATACCAGCCATACACTGTACCCATAACTCATGACCACTGTGTTCAGTCTTCTTACCTAATCCTAGTTGCTGTGCAACATAATCAAGCTTGTTAGATACAAATCTAAAGCGACCTTTAGCAACAGTAAGCAAATCAATTTCTTTAAATGGGGCAGGTGGGAACATGCCATGTAATAAGAATTCTTTATTAAGTGATGGAATATCAAATCGTTTACCGTTGTAATGAATGACGGCATCAGCCTCATCTAGTAATTTATGAATGCCTTCAAGCATTTTCTTATCACCAGATTTCTTAACAGAATCAAACATCATCTTTTTATCACCCAACCATTTGGCTGCATAACACATAACATATGAAGATTCTTGTAATTGATTGATACCAATATTCTGATCCCATATTCCCCATACGTGTGCCACGTTGGGTGCCATTTCAATGTCTAATAGAAGTATCTTACTCATATAGCTCCTTTACCAATAGAGTTCCATCTTATTATTTCTTTTTATTAAATGCCCTTGAAGAGTAATACGATGTTCTCCTTGAACAATTTGTTTTAGTCCTGCTATTCTATGTACACTTAAACCATCATGCCATACAATTTGTTTTTCTTGGTATTTTAAATGTTGTACATTACCTTTAGAGTCTAGCCAATCTATACCACCTCCTAATGTAGGAAGTTTAATTACAATAGTAACTGTTGAGTTGTTTGTACCAATTAAAGCTAACTTTTCTTGAGGTTTATCTGTATGCCAATTGCCTGCTATACCTTCAAACTTTAAATCAGATTCAAATATATGAAACCCAGGATAAGCTAAATCTTCTGTTAATGTAACAGGTTCATTTAATTCTTTTGAAAGGTATGCTAAAATTGTATCATATAAATTTGAAAAGTTATCAAGTAATAGTTTATTAAACTTACCTTTGTTACCTTCATACTCAAGACCTCCACCATCTAAGTAAGCATTCTTACCTAATGTATAAAAAGGAAAATCACTAGATCTTAATTCCCAGTGACTTTTAAGTTCAAGTAATTTATTAGTAATAGCTTCATTATTAATATCTAATGTGCATACTTTAAAGTTCATTTACGATCCTCAGAAGTTTCTACATGAATAATTCTTAAATCATTTGCATTAACATTAGGTAAAGCAGCAAGGAATAATTCCATTGCATGATCTTTAGCTACGTTTTCATTTGGACAATGAACCCGTATCTCTGTCTCATAACGAATCTTTACCCAGTAGTTTTGCTTATTCATTTATAGTTCTGTCTTTCATCAAGCATTGCATCTGCAATTTTATAAGATTGTTCTGCAAACTTTTTAACATCTGCATAAGACTTAACACGCAATAAACTATTTAGTGCTTCTAATGCAAAGTAATCACGTAAGTTCATACCTGTATAGATTTGTTTGTTGTTATCTTGACACGGAAAAGCTGGTGAATTTCCTTGACTCATGATACCATACCTCCATCTTCTTTAAATAAATCTAGTTCTTGTTGGGCTACATCTGTAGCAATACTAAATACACCACGTCTTACTAATTCTTTAATAGCTAAATCCATTAAGAACGAGGCTTCATTAGCATCAACATGGAAATCAAAATCTAAAGATCCATCAGAGTTTTGCACACAATTCTTTATAATCACTTAACCAATCCTTTCTAAAGTCTAACCACTTAAAGCCGTTAGCATCTGCCCACATCCAATAAGTTGTTTTACTACGTTTGTTAATTTTATTATCAGGATTCATAAACAAAAAGATAACAGTTGTATCAGGATTACAATCTCTAAACCATACCATCTTTTGTCTTGTATCTAAATCCAGTTTACCTTTTGCTTCTAGATAAATCTTTCTACGTCCTGTTCTAAAGTCAGGGATATACGTTCGTTCCTTTTCAGGTTGTATATATTTAAACTTATCAGGTTCATATTTAACTGAAGGAAAGTTACTCTTCAGGATTTTCCATACTTGTTCCTCGAGTTTGCTCTTGAACGAGTTCATTAAACCTATCCTTCCAGTCTTCATTTTCTTTACGTCTAATCCATAACACACGACCATTCATTAAGAATTCTTCATCATTGCTGTATGCTTCACGAACAGCATTAAACATTTCTTGTTCTGTTACACAACCAGCTAGAATCTTTTCTGCTTTCTTAGGGCCAATCTTTTCAATACCTTTAATGTTATCAGAACGGTCTCCAGTTAAACATTGCATATAGAAATGAAGCATACCTGAATCATTGGTAACTTCTTGAAACTCGTCTTTAACAAAGTTATAGTGCCGACCAGGAATCATAAGTAGGTCTTTGTCAATAGAGCATATGATTGTATCCTCTGTTTGAGCAATACCTAAAGCGTCATCAGCTTCTTGTCCATCAATTACTTCTGCATTAAATGTAGCAATAAGATACTGTCTACACTTTTCAAGCCAGAATGGTTTCTCTTTAGGACGATGAGCTTTATACTCAGGGTATATTGTATACCTAAAGTTATTCTTTCCTGTTAAGAAGAGACGATACTCAGTTGCTTCAGTATTGACTAGGATTTGATCTATTAGATCTTCTGCTCTAGCATATACAAAGTCTTCGGCATCGTCATCTTCTAACGTACAGGCAACCCTATACGCTACTATGTCAGCATCAATAAGAGCTTTCATTATAGAGGAAAGTCATCTTCCATTTCATTAATTGCATCAATGCCTGTTGATTTAGCAAAGACATAATCTTCGAATTGTTTAGCAATAGCTAATACTTCTTCTACTGATTTACCTGGACCTAGTAACTCTACAGCACTAGATAAAGATGATTGACGAACGATTAGCACTTGACGTGCAGCACGTTCTTCTTTAGTTTCATAGTTGCTACCAGTTACACGACCACCAGTTTGAGGTGTTGTTTTAGTTTCAGTTGCCACAGTTTTATCTCCTTCAAGACCAATCCACTGCCAATAACCAGCAGCATCTTTTTCAGTTCGTAGATTAATTTGATCACCTTTAGTCAAATCTTTAATGTGATTAAACACACTAGGATTACTAAAGGACATTAACTTTTTATTTTTTACTTGACCTTGATCATCTTTGTAAGTTACTTCAATTGATTGATAAGATCTGCCATTCTTTGCGGCATGAGTATTTGGTGCACCAACATCTATAATATTAATTAACATTTACTATCTCCATATTGCCCCAGTTAGGTCCTACTTGACACTCGACCCTCATGGGAAGATTAAAATCTACTCCAAACAATCTTTTAAAGTTTGCTGGAATATCCGTAAAACACTTATCAACAATCTTTACCATACTAGTATTATCGCATACTTCTTCATCAAAGTCAACAATAATTGAATCATGTACAGTATTGATTAGTTTAACATTTTTAATACCCTTAAGTCTGTTACTCAAAGATACTCTTGCAATTGCCATTAGGTCTGCACCTAGTCCTTGCACAGGGTAATTTAATATCTTTGTTCTAGGCCATTTAACTTGCCCTCCTCTAACATCAGGTTCATAGTAATAGATTCGTCCTGTTGGCATTGTGAGTTTTCTATCTCTTTTAGCGTCATTGACAATGTCAACATGCCACTCTCCGAGTCGTACATATTTTGCATAGAATTGATCAATAACACCTTGCCAAAACTTCTCTCCACCAATCCCTTTAAAGTCTGGATCTCTTGCATAACTCCAGGCTGACCCCCCATATATAAGTCTGAAGACGAAAGTCTTTGCGACCAATCTACTTGGTAATCCAAATCTTTCTTGGTTATCGCTATGTTGATCGACATTATTTAATATCTCCTTAATTGCTATTAGATCTTGACTTAAGTATGCAGCACAAACCCATTCCAAAGCTTTTGCATCAGCTTGTAACAGCATACCTACTCCTAAATAATTGTTTAATTTCTCCATCAAAGTTCTGCAAGTTAGGTTTACTAGATGACAGTCTACCTGTTCTTGCTACACATTGATTAAGTTGACCATATAGTTTATCTACAGGCCAGTTCATAGATGTTCTAAGTTCAACCAATCCTCTATAATAAGTTGTTAATCGTTTTTCTAGAGTTGCTCGGTCTAGTATTAACCTTACTAGTTCTTTAGCTTCTGCAGATCCACGTAAACTTTTAAGAGTTGATTCATCAGTTGAGAACAATCCTTCTTTATCTAACTCAGATCCTTTTAATGGAGTAATACGTCTATCAAAGTTTATTAGATGTTCTACCCATTTTTCTTTTGCCTGTCCTTTGCGATCTCCCGTTTTAAACAGGCCAATAACTTCTCTACGTTTTACTTTTATAATACCTCCGTAAAGTAAACAAGAGAGCTGCTCATTACTGGAAGGATTAAACTCAGGAAGATTATGATAGGAAACCAAAGCATTATCAAGATATTTAATTTGTTGTTCCAATTCTTTAGCAAGAATATTAGCTTTTGTTTCATCAAATAAAAGTCCATTGTATTCCATTTCTTCTAAGATTAGTAAGTCTTGGTTATGTAAACTGATTAACCTTTGCATAGATTTTGTGCATAACGCAAATTCTTCCATTTGTTTATCAAATACTTTATGCGTAAGATGCAAATCACCAATTAGATATTCTTCTAGAATTTCTTTAGGGATATTAGGAGTGTCTATCTTGTTGCCCCAATACTCTGTAGCAACAACATCAAGCTTGCTACCCAGATCATAGTACTCAGAGACACCATTAAGACTTGGATAGGAATCTTGTTGTCCACGCAATATAAAATGTACCAACTGACAATCCCAAACACGCTTACCCACAAAGTTAATTCCATATTTGCGAAGCCAATGCAAATCAAACTTAATGTTAAAGCCAACCAGTATCTCAGCTTGATCAATTTCTTTTTGGATCTCCTCTAGTTTATGTCGATAAGGTTCATCACCATACTCGATAGCATAGCATTGAGTTTTGTCAGCATTGGATAACCCAACGTAACAAAGTTTATTAGACTCGTCAAATGGGTTACCCTTGTTACTGATTGTTGTTTCTACGTCTAAGACTAAGCTCCGCATTCGCCTCCACAACCACTTAATTTTTCAATTGTTTCTTCAATAGTATCATTAGGATTACCTAATGTCAATACATCTTCTACTTCGAATGGTGATAATTGTGGGTTTACATTTAATACATCTGCTGCTGTTGCATTAATAACTAACATTCTTTCTCCTTTTATAAGTCCTCATAACGAGCAATTTCAGGTTTGATTAGAACCTGTGTTGAACCATGCCTAAGATCAGGCATAGTATCTTCATCACCTATAAGTTTATTCTTACAGATGTTGAAGTATCTAGTGCGGGATGTGTTATCTTGTTCTTTACCAATCCCTAGAATCCAATCAGCTTCACCTTGTTTAGCTGTTTTAGATCCATCTACCATATCCATTGTTAGAAAAAGTTTCCCTTCCGCTTCGCCACTTGCTTGTGACACCGCGATGACGGGAGCGTACGTTTTAGATATTTCACGAGCCCATTGATATATTTGTTTAAGTTCAAGGTCATTACGATCTCCTTTGAATCCACGAATTTTATCTATCTGGTCGAAGATAATTAACGCAGGGTTATATTGTTTAAGTACAGATTCAATTCTATTTTTACTACTTGAATCCTCAAAGTCTAGAATTTTAATTCTATTTCCTGTTAACTCTGAATAATCTTGTTTGTTTTTTGTTTTGTTTCTAAATAACTCCTGCGTTGTAAGACCAAGGGAAGCTTGATAAACCCTAATACCAACTTTATTTCCTTGTTCTTCGTTGTTAAACCACAACACATCTCCATCAGTTTGGCTGACCATATGAGTAATTTCAGACGCAAGAAATGTAGTCTTACCAGTCTCAGGCCGAGCAAAGATAAACCCAAAGTCACCTTTACGCAAGCTACCAAGAGCTTTGTTAAGCCATCTATTACGCCACCGTAAACCTGGTGTGGCAACCTGGCTAGCGTACAATGTATCCAAGTCCATATCAACTGGAGTAATTTCATCAGCCTCTACCTCCTGGTGTTCAAAGTTATTAAATAATTCTAGCAGCTCGGCTGTTGTTTTTTTACCTGATTCTACATCTAATGCCATCAATGCTACTTGTCCTGCTAGAGAACGTCTTCGATGTTCTTCTAACAGTCCAATGATTACTTCAGGATTAGAAACATCTTGATTGTAGACATCTTCTAACAGTGCTATTAATTCTTTTCTTTCATTATCTTTTAATAAATAATTACTATTATAAAATAAATCTAATTCATTAATATTAATTATATTATTATTATTATATTTAATATAATATAAATCTATAATATTAAATAATTTATATAAATCATTATAATTAATCTTAATATAATTTATGTTAACATACTTGTAATATTTTGTAAAGAGATTCCTGTCTGTACAAAATAACTTAGCTATTTGTTTCTCAACCATTCGTTGATTTCTCCTGTTGAATATTCTTTAGGATCTTTGGGTGTAATTATTACATCCGAATCAATACCCTTTTGTTTTAAATTTCTAGCCTGTTTAACAGCTTCAATTGCTTTATCCCTATCCAACCATATAAAAACTTTATTAAAGCGTTTAAGGATAGTTTCTGTAAGTTCTAGGGGTATTATAGAACCCAACAAAGGTATTACACATACATTTTTATTTGATTTAGCAATTTTAATAGCAGAAATTACATCTTCTACACATACAAGTGTATCACCTAAGCCATAGAATATCAAGGGTTTTTTACCTTTAGATATATATTTAGGGCCATAGCCACTAAAGTTTCTACCTTGATGGTATTGAGGTGTGTTAACTAACACCAACATTTCTTTTCTAGATTCCCAACCAATGTGACTTAACTTTACATCGTCTTGAGTAATACCATATTGCAGTAGCCATTGCATTGCTTTTAATGGTATGTTATAATCTAATACTAACTCATCAGATTGCATCGCATCCTCACGGGGCTCTGACAATCTGCTTCGTATACTATTTAGATCATTCTTTTGTTTTTTATATCCACAACCAAAGCAATAGAATCCATCAGTATATTCTGCTAGATTATCACGGCTACCACATTTAGGACAGTTAGTATGTTGGATAAAAGACATTACAGATTTTCCTTAGGTAAGGTTAGGTGTTATATGCATGATTGTTTTCATTCATTATGTTATAATAGTTGTATAGAATGAAAATTCTATATTAACTTTCATAAAGGAAAATATTATGTGGACAACTCCAGCAGCTACAGAAATGCGTTTTGGCTTTGAAGTAACAATGTATGTAATGAATAAATAATGATTATTGTAACAGATTGTTATTAAGTCACTCCATAGATAGCAGACGCCCTAACAAGGGCTCTGCAATCATATGTCGTCAACTTTTTGTACTTCACCAGTAGATTTATTAAGTTCATACTCAGGTAATTCTTTTTTCTTTTTAGGAAATATTAAATCCCAATTATCTTGACCTTCTTTAGATAGTTTTTTATTAATAATTTTATTTCCTGTAATATCATTTCTATTCGACATTAAATAGATCTCCTTCTAAATCATCTAGTTCTAGAACCTCATCGTCACATTCATCCCGTAAGTCTTCTCGTACTACAGTTTCTATATCATTTTCTACATCATGAAAGCAATGATTACATAAGTCTACATATTCACCAGTGGTTACTGATTTTCTAGTAGATTCAAAATCATTTAACGCTTTATTACAGGCTTGGCACCGCATTTTATACTACCCTTTTTTACTATAGTTTGTAAAGTGTAGTTAAATAATACCCATTTTTGTTTACGTTTGTCAATACGCATTTCAAATTCTTGATTGCCAATCCAAAAAACGGTAGTCATTTAATTACTCCTATAATAATTGTATATTGCTTTTTGATATTTGTCAAGTGTTGTTCCTTCTAATCCTGGTGCAGTATTAACTTCGAACACGAAGAATTTGTTATCGATTAGTCTGTGCCCGATGTCAACGGCACCAAAATCAAGGCCCAATAATTTAACGGCTTGGATTGATGATAGTAGTAGCTCTTCGGACGGAGCTATTTCTGCCCTTGTATATACCCATCCATTACTGTAGTTCCTAATGCCTGATCCCCCAAGGGATCCATTACGCTTACGCTTCATTTGAACATCAATAACTTTGTCTTTAAATACATGTACACGATACTCATGTTTATGTTTAGTATGCAATGTATATAGTGGTGCATATGTAAGTCTATCACCATTATTACATATAACTATACCACGACCACTATGTCCCATAAGATTTGTACGACAGTATACCTTTAGTCCTAAGTCAAGCCATTGTTGTGCTTCACTAGGATTAGTAGTCCAGTCTGGTACATCTTTAAAAGATTTAGTACGGTATTCTAAAAAAGTATTTAGTTTATTACTAGCCAAAGCAATAGCTTGTGGTTTATTAAGATCTTGTTCCATCCACCTAAAGTGTGGTGGTGCAGAGTTACCCCAATTAACAATGACATCATTGCGTCTAGCATTGTATGTAGGAGTAACCCGTAACACACCAAGTGCACGGGCTAATCGTTTAGCGGATACGCTACTAGATTTGTAAGGAAATATTTTAAGACTCATTTAGTTTTTTTCCTTAATAAAGTAGGTGATGCATAGTTATGATATGCAGGTATACCTACAGGATCTATTGAGTCATCTTCAAAGTCATCTACATAGTTAAGAACATTATAAGGAACATTGTATAAGAACCCAGCATTACCATCAAAACCATCAATCATTAGATCACATGAGAAGTCTTGGTTGATTGCACATACTTCTGCTATCTCACCTGATTCATAAGTTTTAAGTGTAGCTGGATCGGCTATGTCTTCTAGTAATTCTACCATGTCACCTACTTTTAATCCTATATTTTTAGAAGCAGGTACTTTAGCTTTGTAAGTAGCTACTGGTTTACGCCAGTTACCATAGCTATAGTCTGTATCTTTCCAAGTAGTTACAGGTGCTACATATGGCTTGTAACTGTTGTTACTATACCATACACCATCATCCCATACACCTTTACCTTCATTCATAATCTTGTGATTGCCATGTCTATCAAGGAACACAAGTTTACTGTATCCAATACGACCTTCGATAAGGTCTATGATTGGATCTTGGAAGAGAGCCAAGTTACCCCATTTGTGTACAAGTGGTTGAAGAATTGCATTATTAAATCCAATGGTATCACTATGATTAGTATCACCGAAACCATTGATAATGCCATTATGGACAAAGCCAATTGAATTATTAACTGCAAAGGGATGACAATTTGTTGTATCAATTTTACCATGAGTCTTGATCCTAAAGTGAATGACTGTTTGTTTGTGTTCATGTTCTTTGTATGCTTTGTAAAAAGAATCATAGCTAAAGAAACCTTTTTCTATATGAAGCTTTTTATTTTGAGCATACATGAATCCAGCACCATCTGGGTTGGAATCATAACATTCTTTAAGTGTTGCTTGAGATAAGATTTTATCTTGAGGTTTATAAATTGCAATACACATTATACATACTCCTTTAAATGATAGCTAAGTTCTGGGAACATACGTCTTCTACTAGATAACCAATGCATAAATGACTCATAGTGAGTCTGTTTCTTTAGTGCTTGATTGGATTGAGCTGGGCTACAATAGTCTACTAATGCTTGAACAAACTGTAAGCGACTAGCAAATTCTTTGTAGTTCATAGGTGTTGCAAACAATCTTACTTCAATTGTTTTTTCATTGTTAAGATTGAGTGCATTGTATCTGTTACTACCACTCCTATGTTTTCTTAAGAATGTAATGGTACGATCACTCTCCATACGAGCATACTGATTGTCTATACGACCTGCAATATGATGTATAAAATCTTTATTATCTAAACGATTTAAGAATTCAATCAGCTTTCCAATTGTCAACTGCGACAAAGGTTTGCGACTGATATGCACATGCATACCCACATTGTTTGCTATCTTAAGATCAGGTGGTATATTATCGTAGAAGTTTTTGAAGATGTCAAGATGTATATCTAATGTAGCTGGACATGTAACAATCTCAAAACCATTACGAATAGAACCATCAGATTTCATAAGAGCATGACCATGCATTAGTTTACCAACACCTAGTTGTGCACGATTACGATTGTTTGTTTCGTATTCTAACTCACAACCTAGATACACAGTATTAGGTCTAACACGCGTAGCCTTGAATTTAAGCATTTGTTCTACACGAGTAGAATAATTATGTATCTTGAATGATGCATCAAGACAGTGATGACATACTTTGTCAATCATAAGTTCTGTAACAGTTTCGTTACCACAGTTATTACAGGTATCAATGCTTACTTCATTACGATTATATACATGACCATCATGAAAGAATTGTTCAGGAGTAAGCCATATATCATAGCGGTCATTGAATAGATAACCATAGTTTATTGGATCAGTGCGTTTATGTATGTGTTCCCATGCTGTAGAGCCTAGTCTTACACGCTTTTGAGTACCATCTACATGATAAACTTCTGTTAAGACGTCTTTGTAATAAGACCATGAAGGTATAACTTTACTTTCAAGAAAGGTTTCAATAGATTCTTCAAACCCATCACTAGTTACATCAGATGCTATGCTAACAGCTTCATTAAGCATGTGTTGTGTAACCCATGATGGTCGTAATGCATTAGAGCGTAAGCGTCTACGCAATGCACCCCAGAATCCTTTTTTTTGAGTTCCATTTTTATTATTGAATTGCATTGGATTAACAAGATAGTATAAAGCATCAATAATAGTAGAGCCATTAGCTCTATAACTTGCATGAGTTAACAGTCCTGTTTCTACACAAGCATCACGATACATATTATATATTGTGAGTGCTCTAGATTTATTGTTTGGATCATTTGTATAGAATTGTAATACACGCTGATCTTTATACCAAATGGTAGATAAAGTAGAGTTACTACGAACAGTTGCTTGTTGTTCATAGTCCCAATTGTTTTCTTCTTTAGTCCAAAATGTTTGTCGTATGTCTGGATGTTCCCATCTAAACATATTGAATACTTTTTGGAAATCACTAAAACTATATGGTTTCATAATTGACTCCTTGGTTGGTTACATATGGCACAACAAATACAATGGATGAAATACTCCATACAACATAAAGCCTAAGCAGATAAAGATAATTAAGAACACAAGGCCCATAATTATTTTGTCATATAAACTATATTTGACATTATGTTTTGTAAAAAGGTCTTGATAATCATGATTAGGATCAAGCATTTATTTTCTCCTTGATAATAGAACGATGTTCATTACTAAGTTTACTTAACACGAATGCACAACCATACTTGTCGATGCAGTCTTGAAACTCAGCAACAACATGATAGAACCACGCTTCTTCTTGGTCTATTTGTGCATCTACTTCATTACCATCAAACATGTCTAACTGTTCCATTTTATGACTCCTGTAGTTTAGTTGATAGATTTTGTATGTCTTTAATTAAGTCTTGTTTAGAACGCTTAATAACACTATTAGCTCTAGGCCAGACTTTGTATGCCTTCCAGAATGATACAGCATAAAGTTCTTGCAGTGTATCATAATTATAAATAGCTAGATCATTATCCATTTGATTTCCTTATTGATGATGTAAATAAGATTAGGCAACACACCATACGATGATAGTAGTTGGGTTGCTCTAATATAAAAGTATGAGCGAAGCGAATACAGTTTAAGGTCACGAAAAAAAAGCCCCAAGATTTCTCTCAGGGCTAATTAATCACTTAGATTATTAAGCTAGTTTAAGTCTAGCTAATACAGTTGCTACTTCTGAAGCTGTTGCTGTTTCTTTAGATGTTTTGCTTGGTGGAGTATAAGGTTTCCAAGCGTCACCAGTTGCTTGTTCGTATAACTCTTTTACTTTGTGAAACACTTGTTCAAGTGCATCTAAGTTATGCTCACAAACTGCAAGACGCTCAAGTAATGACTCAGCTTTGACATTCCAGAACTCAGTGCCATTATTAACTTTGTTATGTTCCATTAAGTCATCACCAATTTTACCGATTTGTTTAGTTTGATTCTTTACGGCATAGTCTATACCATTTGCAATAGCATTGAATGTTAATGCTTGGCAAGTGTAAGAGAACTGACCATTCTCTTTAGACCATTGTGTAAGATTGTCAGCAGGTAAAGATTCGAACACTAACCCGAAACCTTCTGCTAATTTATCTACATCTGTGTATGTGAATTGATGTGCAATTGCTGATATTAACTCTGATTGATTACTCATTTTGATTTCCTTTATATTAAGATTGAAAAATTTACTACACTTACATTTTACTACATAAAACACTATTTGTATCTATTTAATACATACAGTGCATATACAAATAATACAACAGATTGTATTACTAAATAAGTTGTAATTGACATGATATATACCTTTCTTTTAATTTACATTGTTTATATTTTCTTGATTGATTTATTGCTTTGAATACTAAGTAATGATAAGACATATAAACCTTTCTAATAATATTATGTTAAGTTTGTGTGGTGATAAGAGCATTGCCAACACCACGATGTCGAACATCTCATGCGAGTCAAGGTGGAGATTTGCGAAGCAAATACTACCTTTACCGCATGGTAAGATGAAGACTCGTGTGTGAGGCCCTAGCGGCCTTGGAGCGTTGGTGAATACGAAGAGGAATGTTGGATCGAAGAGCGGATAAAGCAGGGTGAAACCGAATGGTTTTAAGAAGGTATTACAGATAGGATATACATTACCATTAGAAGATAAAGATAATGAGTTTAAGGTAGGTTTGTGTGTGTTACAGAGGTATACTTAGTAAGGGATTACAGTCGTGTAAGTAATTGATAGATATGATTGGTGATATACACTAATCAATTATGTGTGTGTAATAATTAATAATATATATATTTATACTCGATGTGATGATTGATTATGTGTGTATGGGGTTAGGTCTGGGCTATCTACCCCCAGGGGGGGAGCAATATTAATGTATAGTATCTAGTATGTAGGCACTTAACTAGATTTATTATAGATTTTACAATTAAGCCTAGTAGATTATGTACTCCCTAACGGGGGATTACTGAATATGGTCCTCGTCTTAACTAAGTTCGGATTCTTAGACTTCGGACTTACGTCCTCAGTCAATTAGGTACCCTCTCTATTAATTAATAATTACTAATTAATAATTACTAATTAATAATTATTATTATTATATTATTATATTAATATTATTATATTATAAATTAATATAATTAATAATTAATATTAATTAATAATTAATAGATTTTAACACAAATGTATATTCGTGTCAAGAAAAATATAAAATATTTACGAACAAGGCCTATTAGCTATTGACATTCAAATTAAACTGTGGTATACTATTACCATACGAGTGAGAATTTACCCAATGATTAGAGACGAACTACCTGAAGATACTAATCCAGACAAGCTGTCTGGTTATAAGCTAGATGACCATGAGATCATACTAAGCAAGAAGAGAGGTCCAGGGTTTAAGTTTAACAATCCTAGTTACTTTAACCTAGAACAGAAGACTGATGCTTGTGCATTGTATTGTGTTTATGGTGATGTAGATCAAGTTTCAGAAATGACAGGCATTGATCCTAAATTTTTAAGACAATGGAAAGATGAACCTTGGTGGTCTGAAATTCAAAAGAAAGTTTTTGTAGAGCAAAATGAAAAACTGGCATCTAGAATTAGTGGTGTGCTTGATAAGTCTCTTGAGCATCTGGTCGATAGACTGGACAATGGGGATTATCTTTGGGATGTAAGAAAGTCTAAGCTAGTTCGTAAACCTGTAGACACAAAAGTATTATCAAATCTATTTAACAATCTTGTAACTCGACGTCAGCTTATTAGAGGCGAGCCTACGAGTATCACATCTCAAGTAGCTGTTGATGACAGACTAAAGTTATTAGCTGCTCAATTTGAGAAATTCGCTAACGCAACAGAAATTCAAGGGGAAACTTATGGCAACGACAATGAAAAAAGCAACAATGAAGAAACCAATGAAGGCAAAGGTAACAAAGAAGGCATCAGACAAGATGCACAAAATGCCTAATGGTATGATGATGGCTAATTCTAAAATGAAGTCAATGAAAAAGGCTAAGTGCTAATCATGGCCTCAAAGGTTAATGCTGCTAAAAACTATACTAAACCAAGCTTACGTAAGAAGATAGTATCTCAAGTTAAAGCATCAGCCACTCATGGAACTAAAGCAGGACAATGGAGTGCTCGTAAAGCCCAACTAGTAGCTAAGAAGTATAAAGCCGCTGGTGGTGGTTATAAATGAGTCACTTAGCGAAGCCACAACGTTCACTAAAAGCTTGGGGTGAACAGAAGTGGACAACTAAGTCAGGTAAGAAATCCAGTGTAACTGGTGAAAGATATTTACCTGAGAAAGCAATTAAAGCTTTATCTCCACAAGAATATGCAGCAACTACAAAAGCTAAACGAATAGGTAAAGCTAAGGGTAAACAGTTTGTAGCACAGCCTAAAAGTATTAAAGCTAAAACTAAAACGTATAGGAAAGTAACTTAATATGGCAACTAAAGCTAAAAAGAAGGGCGTAAGCCTATCTATTGGGCGTGGTGAGAAGCTTCCTGTATCTAAAGGAGCTGGACTTACGGCTAAAGGCCGTGCTAAATACAATGCAGCTACAGGAAGTAACTTAAAAGCTCCACAACCAGGGGGTGGTGCTCGTAAAAAATCATTCTGTGCACGTATGGGTGGTATGCCTGGGCCTATGAAAGACAGTAAAGGGAGACCTACTCGTAAGGCTGCAGCACTAGCCCGTTGGAAATGCTAATAAATAGTCATGCAAAACTATTTAAGTACATTTTTAAACTACGTAAGTGGATTAACAGATGGTAATAACCCTCAAATTACGGGTTATGCACCACAACCTGCTCCAGGTACTAACCCACCAGCAGTAAATCCTAATGCACCTAACCCTTATAACTATAGGATGGTTAATGGAAAGCCTGTAGCAGACTTACCAGAACCAGGTGAAAGAACTTTAGATGTATTTCCTACTGTTCATTCATTAGAGCCTACTAAATTAAATAAAGGTACCCCTTGGGCAGGTCAAAAGGTACCTGAAGAGTATCTAGGTGGTCTAGCCTATGCACAAGCTAAAGCTAAAAGCATTGGTTTATTAGATGATCAAACACTTAATCAGATGTTACCTCTTGCTACTAGAGAGAGTAGATACAAAGATTATGGAAACAATGGTGTTCTTGTTGATTATAAAACACCTCCTCCTAAAGAATTAGAAGCAACTATCTCTGAGTCTAATAAATTAAGATCTCAAGAACTTAAATTAGAATCTCAAATAGATAAAGCTTATAGATTAAAAAATATGCCTTTATTTGGAGATCTTGTACTTAAACGAAAACAACTTGAAACCCAAAGAGAAAAGCTAGATTCTAAAATTTTAGCTAATCCTACTTGGATATCTAGAGCTGAATCTTATAATGATATTAGTGATAAAGTAGAGAAGCTCGGTTTACAAAGATCTACTAATCAAGAATTAATTAGAGACCAACAAGGTCGTATTGTATCAAAAGCTGATGTGTATAGAGCTCATGAGTTAGATACATATGAAACAAAAGCGTTACATGTTCCACTAGCTCTTTACAATAAAAAGTTTGAGAATCCTGGAGCAAAAGGTTTAGACCTTACTAAAAAGTTTGTAGGTGGTGGTAAAGAAGCTGAAGCTAGAAATAGACAAGAAGCTGAAATAGGTAATAATATCTATACACACAAAAAGAATAAACCTGTAATGGATTACTATACAAACCAATATAATAAATACTATACAGAAATGTCAAAAGGTAAACGATAATGCCTAGCTCACCAAATTATAAACGTAACTATAAGCAAGAGTATGATTTATTTGCTGACTCTACTAAAGCTAAGAAAGAAAGAGCTGCACGTAACAAAGCCTCTAGAGCTAAAGGTGCAGGCCCTACTGATGTAGATCATAAGAAACCTTTACGTTCTGGTGGATCTAAAGCTTTAAGTAATACACGAACACGTTCAGTATCAGCTAATCGTGCTGACAACGGACATAAACCTGGTGAGAAACAAAAAAGACATAAATGAAATTAACACCTGACCTAATACATGGGTTTGCAGGTTCGATTTTAGCAAAGAGGTACGATGGTTCAACCCCTACTCCGCAGTGTCATTTAGAGTGGTGGGATCTTTGTTGCAGCGAAAACCCTTTAGTAGCAATTGCAGCACCCCGAGCCCACGGGAAGTCAACTGCAATTACTCATGCCTACTTACTCGCTGCTCTTTTATTTAGGGATAGAAGATTTGTACTAATTGTATCTGATACTGAGAATCAGGCTATTAACTTCTTAGGTGATCTTACTAATGAGTTAAAAAACAATGAAGATTTAATTACTCTTTTTGGAATTAAATCATTTATTAAAGAATCTCAAACAGATATTATTGTAGAGTTTGATGATGGCGATCAGTTTCGTGTTCTAGTACGTGGTGCAGAACAACGAGTTCGGGGACTTAAGTGGGACCAACGTCGACCTGATTTAATTGTATGTGATGATTTGGAAGGCGATGAACAAGTACAATCAAAAGACCGTAGAGAAAAGTTTAGAAGGTGGTTTTATGCTGCACTTCTTCCTTGTAGGTCTCAGCATGGTATTGTACGTGTTGTGGGAACTGTGTTACATCTCGATTCCCTACTCAATCGTGTTATGCCTCCCGATTATGATGGCGATCATATTAAGGTTGAGTCTTTAAAGACTTATAGTACTCGTAAGAAAGTAGAGTGGAAGTCTGTACGATATAGAGCTCACTCAGAAGATTATAAAGATATTCTTTGGCCTGATAGATATACAGCACAGTTCTTTATAGATAAAAAAGATGATTACACTAAACAAGGTATTCCAGAAGTATATGCACAAGAGTTTCTTAACTATCCTGTTGACGAGTCTACTGCTTATTTTAAACGTACCGAATTTATTGAAATTCCTAAGTATACATTAGATGCTATTAGACATAAAGAAAAAAGACTTACTTACTATGCTGCTGTTGATTTCGCCATTTCTACTAGAGAACGTAGCGATTACACTGTCATTGCTGTTGGTGGTATTGATTCAGATGGCATAATGAACATAGTAGACATTCGACGAGGAAGATGGGATTCCTTAGAGATTGTTGAAGAGATGTTTGCAGTACAAAAGAAGTTTGATCCTCAATACTTTGTAACTGAAAAGGGAGCTATTGAGAAAGCATTAGGTCCTATCTTAAGACGGGAACAAATTGCTAGACAAGAATATATGAGTCTTCACCCAATGACTCCTACAAAAGATAAACAAACTAGAGCCCGATCTTTCCAAGCTAGATTTAAAGCAGGTGGTGTTAAGTTTGATAAGAGTAGTTCTTGGTATCCAGATTTAGAAGAGGAAATGGTTCGTTTTCCTAAAGCTAGACATGATGACCAAGTGGATGCTTTAAGTTGGTTAGGTTTAATTGTAGACCAAGTACATGATGCTGAATCTCCCGCAGAGGAAGAAGAGTATGAATACTTAAAATCATTATCTCAACAACAAGATGGTAGATCTGCTATAACAGGATATTAAATATGGAATTAGATGTAAACCTTGACATAAATAAATTAGTTGCTTCGCCAAACATTGCAGAAATGTTAGACGAAAAAGCTCTAAATACATTAGGATCTAGAGTTGTATCTGAATTTGATACTGATAAAGAATCTCGTAGTGTATGGGAGCAACGCGTAGAAGAAGCTATGAAATTAGCTCTTCAAGTAGCAGAAGCTAAATCATTTCCATGGTCAGGTGCCTCTAATGTTAAGTTTCCATTAATTACAATAGCAGCATTACAGTTTCATAGTCGTGCTTACCCTGCTTTAGTACCTGCTGGGGAACTTGTTAAGATTGATCATGATGTAACAACAAATACAGATCCTTTTGGTCAAGATGAAAACCAAGCTCGTAATAAACGTGTTCAAAGACACATGAGTTACCAGTTACTAAAAGAAGATGAAGCTTGGGAATCTGAAATGGATAAGGTGCTTATTACAGTACCTATTGTTGGTTGTGCATTTAAGAAAACATATTGGGATTTTAATGAAGATCATCCTAAATCAGAAAACGTATTAGCTAAAGATTTTGTTGTTTCATATTGGACAAAGAATTTACATGACTGTGATCGTCAAACGCACGTTTTATATTTATCTACAAATGATGTTATTAGTAGACAACGTAGAGGTCTATGGTTAGATGTTAAGTTAGGTCGTCCTATTTTACAACCACAAGATGATTTAACTGCCTCTCAAGATAAACAACAAGGTGTAGAAGATTATAATACAGATACAAGTACTCCTTACGAGTTTCTTGAGCAACATCGTTGGGAAGACTTAGATGGTGATGGTTATAAAGAGCCATACATTATTACAGTACACAGACCTACTAAAAAAGTAGTTCGAGTTGTAGCTAACTATTTTGAATCATCTATTAAACGTAATATTAAAGATGAAGTTATTAATATTAAACCTGAAAGTTACTTTACTAAGTATTCTTTCATTCCTTCTCCAGATGGTGGTTATTATGACATCGGATTTGGTATTTTACTAGGACCTTTAAATGAGTCTATTAATACTATTATTAATCAGCTTATCGATACAGGTACTATGGCTAATACAGCGGGAGGATTCCTTTCACGGGGAATTAAAGTCCGTGGAGGCAATTACAATTTTGCTCCTCTTGAGTGGAAGCATGTGGATTCTACTGGAGAAGACTTAAGTAAGGGTATTTACCCATTACCTGTTCGTGAACCTAGCCAAGTATTATATACACTATTAACAACATTAGTTAATTATGGTGAGCGTATTGTTGGATCAACAGACATTATGGTTGGTGAGAATGTAGGTCAAAATACACCTGCAGCTACAAGCCAAACAATGGTAGACCAGGGTATGAAAGTATTCTCAGGAATATTTAAACGTATCTATAGAGCTTTAAACTCAGAACTTCGTAAAGTATATCGTTTAAACCAACTATATTTATCAGATGAATACAAGTTTGCTGGTAATGTTGTACTAGCTTCAGACTATAAAGACTCATCAGTTGACTTACGTCCTGCAGCAGATGTACAAGTTATCTCTGATACACAACGTCTAATGCAAGCAGAAGCATTAAAACAAACAGCATTAGCTGTACCAGGATTTAATGTTTACAAAGTAATGCGTAGATATTTAGAAGCACTTAAAGTACCAAACATTGAGGAAATCTTACCAGATCCTTCAGGTCCAAATGCATTACCACCTGCAGGTCCAGATGTTAAAGTTCAAGTTGAGCAAATTAAAGCTCAAGAACGTAAGCTTTCTCTTGAAACTAAATTTAAACTTGGCATCGCTAAATTACAAAACGAAGCTAAGCTTAATGAAGCTAAGATTATCAAAATGGAAGCAGAAGCAGCTAAAGCATTTGAGGAAGCTGGTGGTGTTACAGCAGGTCATAACATTGCTATGTTACAAACTCAATTAGGTGCTGCTAAAGCTCACCAAGATGGTGTCTTAAGATCTATAGATATGTTAATGAAAGCAACCGAGGGAGCAGTAGAGTATGATAATAACGCAGCAGGAGTTCTTGGATTGGGTGGAACATCCAGTAACCAAGGCACTGAAGAAGTCCCTACACAATGATAGGGAATATCTCAAAGAAATGATTGTTCGCGGTAACGTGGATAATGAAGAAGAAGTAAAAGGTAGATGTAATGCAGTTTTAAATATTCTTAATATTACATATGAGGATTTAACAGAGGGAGCAAGAGAAGATGCAAAATACTAGTGGGATTCACCCAAAGGGTCATCGAGTTTTAATACTCCCAGATCCAGTGGAAGAAGTAACACAAAGCGGTATTATTGTTTCAGTTGGTGAAAACCGAGATAGAGAAAGACTAGCACAACTAAAAGGTACTGTTGTCGAATTAGGCAATACAGCATGGTTAGACCAACCAAGCCCTTGGGCTCAAGTAGGTGACCATGTAATCTTTGGTAAGTACTCTGGATTAATCTATCAGGGAGATGATGCCAAAGAATACCGTATCATTAATGATTTAGATGTTGTAGCATTAGTCGACTAGGAGAAAACATGTCAGAAGAAAAAGAAGTACAGCAACAAGAAACAAGTGCAGATCAAGAGGCACAGGCAGTTAATGAACAAACTCAAAAAGAAGCCCGTATATTTGGTTGGGTTCCTAAAGAAGAGTTTAGAGGTTCTGAAGATGACTGGGTTGATGCAGAAGTATTTGTAAAACGAGGTAAGGAAATTAATCCTATTCTCCGTAAGAATAATGAATTACTTATGAAGAAGTTGGATGAAAAAGCCAAAGAAATTGATAGCATAAAAGCATCCGTTGAAGAGTTTAAAAAGTTCCAAAAGGAATCATTTGAACGTAAGACTGCTGAGTATGATGTACAAATTGCTCAGTTAAAGTCACAAAAACGTGAAGCTATTGCAGAAGGAAACGGTGATCTAGTTGTTGATATTGACGATCAACTTGATTCACTAAAGGAAGCACAGCGTGAGGCTAAGGAAGCTAGTAAAGCTAAACCAGAGCCAGAACAACCTGCTCAAGTAAGTATTCCAGATGATCCAGAATTACAAAGTTGGTTAAATAAAAACAATTGGTTTGGTAATGATATTGAAATGACTGAACTAGCTAACACTTTAGGATCCTCTGTAAGAAAACAATTTCCTCACCTTACTAGTCGTGCCTTTTTAGAAAAGCTTGATGATAAGATTCGAGAGTACATGCCCAATAAGTTCTTAGGTAATAAAGCTAAGGGCAGTGCAGTAGATTCCTCAGGTAGTGTTAGAGGAACAGGATCTTCTGGTAAAAAGTCTTATGACAACTTACCTGATGATGCAAAACAAGCGTGTGATCGATTCATTAAACAAGGATGGATCAAATCTAAACAGGAATACATAGACAGTTACGACTGGAATTAAGGAGAACAATTATGGCTAAAGCATTAACAATTGAAGAGAAAAAAGAACAGGCACTTACTAGAACTACCACAGAACGTCCTTCACGTGAACGTCAAAGGAATTTATTTAATGGTACTCAAGCAAAGTTAACTGTAAATCATTTAATCCCTGGATACCACCTACACATCTTTAATGATGAACCAGGCAGAGTCCAGACCGCACTTGATGGAGGATGGGAGTTTGTCAGTCCTGATGAAGTGGGCGGTGTTAAAGATAGTGTAACGTCTGGTAATACAGATATAGGAGATAAGGTAAGATACCTCGTTGGTACAAGTGAGAAAGGTGATGGTCTTTATGCCTACTTGTTAAAGATTAAACAAGAATGGTTTGATGAAGATCAATCAGAGTTACAAAAACGTAATGATCGAGTAGATGCTGCAATCCGTGGTGGTGTAAACATTAAGGACGGAACAAGTTCTGATGGTTTCTATACTCCTAAGGGTGGCATTAACTACAAAACATAAACTTAATTTCTAAAAGGAAATAAAAATGGCTAACGCAAATACCCCTCGTGGACTTAGCCCAGTAGGAACAATTACTGGTGCTGCGTACAACGAACAGGGTCGCCTTTACGCTATCGCTAACGACGCTTCTAACACTTATGCTATTGGCGACGTTGTTAAAGTTGCTGGTTCTAGCGATGCAAACGGTGTACCTTATGTAACAAAAGCTCTTACTACTGATACACCAGTTGGTGTTATCGTTGGTATTCGTGTATCTGATCCAGGTGTATCTCTTGTAGGTACTACATTGGCTCTAAATACAATTTACTTACCACTTAATTCTGGTACTCGCTACGTTTTCGTAGTTGATGATCCATCAATTATTATGCAAGTAACAGGTGACGCTACTGGCGTGGCTGCTGCTGACGTATTCAAGAATGCTGGTATGACTATTACAGCTAACCAAACATCTCTTGCTATGTCTGCTCCGCAATCAAGCACAGTATTAAATGCTTCTTCATTCTTAGCTATTGCGTCTTCTGGCTCATTAGCTTTACCATTACAAATCATTGGCCTAGTTCAAGCAGTTAATAATGCTCCTGGTGCTTATGCTCAAACATTGGTAAAATGGAATAAGCATCAATTCCTCAACCCAGTTGGCACTGCTTAATAATTAGGAGAATATAACATGGCTGGTATTATTACAACTGCTTCACATCCAAAGGCTCTATGGCCTGGGATCAAAGCATGGTGGGGTCAAGTCTATGACGAACATGAAGAAGAATATTCTAAATTGTTCGATAGCGACACATCATCAATGAACTATGAAGAAGATGTTCAACTTACAGGTTTCGGTTTAGCTCCAGTTAAATCCGAAGGTTCTGGCGTTGCATACGATTCAGAAATTCAAGGTTTCACAACACGTTATACACACATTGCTTACGCTTTGGGTTATATCGTAACAAAAGAAGAGTTAGATGACAACTTGTATGAACAAGTATCACGTCGTAGATCTGCTGCATTAGCAATGTCTTTCCGTCAAACGAAAGAAAACGTTGGTGCTAATATCTACAACCGTGCATTTAACAGTACATACTTAGGTGGTGACGGTGTTTCTTTATGTAATACAGCACACCCTAATACAACAGGTGGTACTTTTGCTAATGCTCCTACAGTTGCAGCTGATTTATCAGAAGCTTCTTTAGAAGATGCACTAACAGCAATTATGGGTTTCCAAAATGACCGTGGTCTTTTGATCAATGTTATGCCGAAGTCTTTAGTTGTTGCTCGTCAAAACTTCTGGAATGCACATCGCATTCTTAAGTCAGCATACACACCATCAACAGCAAACAATGCAGTGAACGTTTTAGTAGCGACAAATGCTTTACCAGAAGGTATTGTAATGAACCACTACTTAACTTCACCAAATGCTTGGTTTGTACGTACTAACATCCAAAACGGTCTCAAGTACTACTCACGTGTTGGTATTCAATTTGATCAAGACAATGATTTTGATACAATGAATGCTAAGGCTAAGGGTTACGAAAGATACTCATTTGGCTGGACAGATCCACGTGCAATCTACGGTGTTAACGGTCCTTAATTAGGACTTAATTAAAGGTAGAGGGGCTTAAAACGTCCCTCTCATCTTTATCTAAGGAGTTTATATGTCATATCCAATAGAAGAAAAAAAAGGTAAACGCCCACCTGTCAAAAAGGGTAAATAATTTATTGTTCTCTGATGACGCTTAGAGATAAGCGTTGTTAAAAAACATAACAACGTCAAAGGAGATTTTTATGTCAAATCCAACAAGATTTTCAAATGGTGTGTCTACAAATGATGCACAGTATTTAATGGGTGATTATCCATTACCAAGTCCATTTACTTCAAGTGGTTCACGTTCAACAGGTGTTGCTGAATATGCAAATGATTTTACAGAAACAGTTGCAGAATATACAGCAGCAGGTACTTCTTCAACATTTGCTTTAACAGATGGTAATGGAGGTCTTGCAATATTAACACCAGGTGGTGCAACAACAGTATCAGCTGCTTATAAAACAGCAACTAATGTTGCTTTTGTTGCAGGTAATGCTATGTGGTTCCAATCTAGATTTAAAGTTTCAGCAGTATCAGGTACTAAAGCATTCTATGTAGGTTTAAGAAAAGGTTCAGCAACAACTGATGGTTTATGGTTTACTAAACCTGCTTCATCAACATCAGTTAATTTAGTTTCTACAGTAGGTTCTACAGCAACTACATTAGTAACAGGTGTTGCAACAGCAGTGGCTGATACATACCTTGAATTAGGTTTTTATTTTAATGGTGTAGATTTATTAGTTTATAATAATAATCTTTTAGTAGCTAGAGTTGATGCTCCAACAATTGGTACTTCAGGTACAACTTTAACTAGTGTTGCTTTAGGCCCAACACTGCACATTACTCCTACAGCTACAGATACATTAACTGTTGATTACATCCTAGCATCTACTGAAATTACAAGATAATAGGAGAATAACATGGCTAATTCAGTTCAGATTCAAACGTTAGTTGATAGTGAACGTAATTTAGTTGTTAAGTTAGTAGGTCTTTTAGATACAAGTAACGTAAGTTTAGCTACATTAATTGACCCAGCACTTGTTGCTGCAGTTAATGCTTCAGGTTTAAACTCACAACAACCTACTAAAGTAGCAATTAAAAAAGTCACTTATGACGTAGAAGATGGCTTAGCTGTTAACCTTTATTGGGATGCCACAGCAGATGTACCTATCTGGAGGTTTGTAGGTAGGGGATTTGTAATGGGAGAACATATTGGTTTCTTACAAAACAATGCTGGTGCAGGTGTGACTGGTAAAGTTTTATATGATACAGACGGTTATTCATCAGGCTCATTATCATTCAGTTTATTAATTGAATGTATTAAACAATGGAGTTAACATGGAAGATATCATAGGATTATTGTTCTTTGCACGTAATGTTACGCACATTGAACATTTAAAGACTAAGAGCTATGCTCAACACAAAGCTCTTGGTCATTTCTATGATGACGTTATTGAGTTAGCAGATAAACTAGCAGAAGCATATCAGGGGGATCAAGGCCTTTTAGGAGAGATCCCTTTATATGCAAAAATGCCTAATTACCCAATTGATGTATTTTTAGAAAAACAACTTACAACAATTGACGAGTTACGTAAAACTGCTACTACTAGATCAGCAATTCAAAACATCATTGATGAGATCGTTGAATTATATTTAAGCACACTTTATAAACTAAGGAACTTATCATGATAGCTTCTGATGCTAAAGTAAAACAAATGGAGATCTCTGCTATTATTACAAGAGCAGATGGAACTATTGAAAATCTTGGAACAATTCAATATTGGCACAAGAACCCACTTAAACGTATTTTATGGAGAATTAAAAAATGGCTACACTATTAGTAAACACAGGTAAAGCTGTTGTTACAAACCGTATCAAAGGCTCTGGAACTGAACCTTCCTACGTTGCTTGGGGTACTGGTGCAGGTACAACTGCTGCTACTGATACTACTTTATTTACAGAAGTTGGTACTAGAGTTTTAGGTACATCAACACAACAAACAACAACTACAACAAGTGATACATATCAAGTTGTAGGTACACAAACTGCAGGTGGTTCATTATCAATCACTAATGCTGGTTTGTTTGATGCTATTACAGCAGGTAACTTGTTTGTTAAAGGTGACTTTTCTACTATTAGCTTAACTTCTGGCGATAGTATTCAGTTTACAATTAAAGTACAATTTAGTTAACCTGATTAGGAGCCAATACTATGGCTATTAATCAATCGGCAATTAACGTAGCGGCTGTTAATGGTACTGCTAGTGTTTTTAACACTCAGCTGTTAACAGTCAATGCTACCGTTAGTCCTAGCATTGTTTATCAAGGTATTGTAACTTTACTTTTAAGTGTTATTGTATCAACTACTGCTAGTGTTTATAAAGGACTCTCTCAACTCTTAGTAGTTGCATCTAGGTTCTTTGTAGGTACAGGTGCTCTTAATGGTAATGCTTTAAATACAAGTACAATTAATGCTCAAGCTACGGGTGCAGTTTCAAGTAACTCAATAGTCTTTACTAACTTTTTCTTTTATAGATCTATTACGGCTGCATCATCAGTTTTAAATTCTATTAGAAAAGATGTGTTAGGGCCTAATGTATTTTTAGTTACTGTTAATTCTACTGTAACTATTACTAAAGCAATAGATAAACTAATAGACCTTGTTTTAAGTACAGCCACTGCTACTATGACAAGAGCTTTAATTTTATTTAAAGAACTATTAGCTTCAGTTACAAGCAGTGCAACTTTATTAGCTCAAAGACTTTACTATAGAACTTTAACTTATCTATCTGTTTCTGTATCTACTATAGTAAAATCTATTCAAAAACCATTGACAATTCTGGTAAATTGTGGTATTATATTAGTTAAGGGTGCAAGAAAGATTCTTACAGTAATAGTTACTTCTACAGCTACAATGATTAGAAGTGCTATATCTTTTGTAAAATTCCCTTTAAATAGATTAATATATGCCGCTTCTAAAATTAGAAAAGTCTTTTATTCTTAAGGATTTAGGGTATGCCTACGGCTTTTTCATATAAAGTAATTACTGAAAACGAACAGTTTACTTTTGATTTTTCCCCAGCTATGGGTACAGGAGAGACTATTACAAGTGCTACTAGCACTGCATTAGTAGTTTCTGGTACAGATGCATCCCCTACTTCTATACTTCTTGGTAGTCCTGTAGTTAGTGGTCAACAAGCAGCTCAAAGAGTTTATGGTGGTGTAGATGGAGTAATCTATCGTATTCAAATGACGGTAATTACGTCCTCTGCTAATACTTTAGTTCTTTTAGCTGATTTACAGATTCTTGCTCCACTTAGTGTCTAGGAGACTCAATTGAGTTATATACCTAGATATGATAAAGGCAACTGGATTGCCATGTGTGATGTGTGTGGACGTAAATACAAAGCGTCTACCCTTAAGAAACGTTGGGATGGTCTTATGTGTTGTGACCATGATTGGGAAATTAGACAACCACAAGACTTTGTAAGGGGTATTGCAGATACTCAAATAGCTCCATGGTTAAGATCAGAACCTTCAGATAGTTTTATAGCAGTAACACAAGCTTTATTAGGTCAGTATCTTTCAACAAGTATAGCAACTTTACTTTTAACTGTTGTAAGAGCCCCATACAATTTTTACATAACGAGCCCAGTAACAACAACCTTGAGTGCTGTATTACTCAGCCCCTCAACACCTGAGTCTATTAACGGTTCACCAATCAATACTATAACTATAGGATAATTTTTATGGCATCACTTAATTTATTTACAAATAATGCATCAACTACCTTAGCTTCTGGTATCAATAGTTCTGTTACTTCATTAACAGTAGCTGGTGGTACAGGGGCTTTATTTCCAACATTAGCAGGATCAGAATACTTTTATACTACCTTAAGCAACATTGCTGGTACTATTATTGAAATTGTTAAAGTAACGGCAAGGTCAACAGACACATTTACTATTGTTCGTGGTCAAGACAATACTGCTGCTGCTTCATTTATTGCAGGTGATAAAGTAGAGTTACGAGTAACAGCTGCTGATCTTCAAAACTTTCCACAATTAGATTCTACTAATACTTTTGCACAAATTCAAACATTTACTAATGGTGTTTCTCTTGGTGTAGACTTACCAGTAGCTGAAGGTGGTACAGGGGCTTCTACTGCAGATACAGCTAGAAATAACTTAGTTGCTGCTAGATCAGGTTCTAATACAGATATTACATCTCTCTCTGGTTTAACTACTCCATTATCAGCTGGTCAAGGTGGTACGGGTGCTACCTCATTAGTTAATGCTGGTATTGATTTAGTAACATTTACTTCAACACCTACTGCTGCAGCTACTACTACTTTACTTAGTACTAGTAACTCTGTTCAATTCTTTACAGGCACAACAACACAAACTGTAGTATTACCTTTAGCCTCTACAATGGTATTAGGTCAACGTTTTACAATCCATAATAATAGTACTGGTGCTTTAACTGTTAACTCTTCTGGAGCTAACTTAGTAGGAACTGTACAACCTAACACAACTGTTGTTATTACTTGTATTAGTACATCAGGTACATCAGCTGCTTCTTGGGATTATGATTTTACTGGTTTTACTACAGCCCTCCCTACTGCTCGTGGTGGTACAGGCTTAACAACTATTGGTACAGCTAACCAAGTATTAGCAGTTAACTCTGGTGCAACAGCTCTTGAGTTTCAAACTGTTGCTGCTGGTGGTACTGGTACTCCATGGATTAATAGATATTTTACTTCATCAGGTACTTATACTCCTACAGCAACTACAAAATATGTAGTAGTATCAATAGGTGGAGGAGGCGGAGGCGGAGGCGGTGGTAGTGGTTATAATCAATATTGTGGTGGTCCAAATGGAAATGGATCTGCAGGTAATTCTGGACAAGCTTCTTCTTTTGGTAGCCATATAACTGCTAATCCTGGAAATGCTGGAAATGGTGCTTCAGGTGGTGTTACAGCAGGTAACAATGGTAATGCCGGTTCGGCTACTTCTCAAGGAGCAAATACTGTAGAAATTGTACAAGGTTTTTCAAGTACTTCTGGTGCAGCAGGAATTGTTACTTATAATACTTATGGTGCAGGTGGTGGTGGTGGTGGTGGTGGTCAGTATGCTTCACAAGATGAATGTGGCGCCTCAGCAAGACCTGGTGGTTCTGGAGCTAGTGGAGGTGTTAAAACAGTTAAAATGACTGCTGCACAATTAGGAGCAAGTGTTGCTGTTACTCTTGGTAGTGGTGGTAATGGAGGTGCAGGAGGAGGTTGGCTGGCTAATAACGGAGCTGCCGGCGGTCAAGGAACTTTAGTAGTAACGGAGTTCTTTGCTTAATGTCTGAACTAAAAATTGCTTTATTACAAGAGCCCTTTCCTCATGCAATTATTGATAACTTTTATAATGAAGATGAACTAAAGTTAATTTGGCAGGAACTTGATTACTATACGTATTCAAATAAACTTGTTCCTGCTAGTACTTTAGGAGGGGCTACACGTAATGGTGAGAAACTACCAAAACATAATGGTGTTTCTTTAGATGAAATTTATGGTGATAATAGACAAATATCTAATATTTTAAAGTGTAATAGAAAAGTATTTGATAAAAATATACTAGAAGCTTTTGCATCACTTAGTCCTTTAATTTGGGATATTAAAGAAGTTGATCAGGATTATACAATAATTAAATATTATGAAGATAGTGACTATTATAAATTTCATAAAGATAAAGCAAGATTTACATGTTTAACTTATTTATATAAAGAACCTAAAAGTTTTACTGGCGGTGATTTACATTTTCATCAGTTTGATTATACTATTCCTATTGTTAATAATAGACTTATATTTTTTACTGGATGTATAGATCATGCATCAACAATATTAAATATAAATGATAAGTATAAAGATAAAAAGTTTTCAGGATTTGGTAAGTATACAATTACACAATTTCTAGGAAATACGTATGGTTAATACGAAAATATTTAGAGAGTTTTTAACAATTGAAGATTTAGATTATATAGAAACAATAATTAGTACCCCAAACTGGTCTTGTTTTCATAAATCTAATATTCAAGATCCTAATGCTTCTCTTTTTTGGCAAATGGGTAAATTAGAAAATGATGAATTCTTTTCTGTTTATTTATTAAATAAAATTAAAGAAATTACAGGTGATAACTTTGAACTTGAACGTATTTATTTTAATGCTCATAATGCTTGTAGTCAAGGGTATCAACATACAGATTCTAAAGATAAGAATGGTAGAACATTTTTAGTTTACTGTAATAGATTCTGGAGTTTTGAACATGGTGGTGGAACTTCTATTTTAAATGAAAATAGAGAAGTTGAAACATATTTTCCATATCCTAGATCTGCAATATACTTTCAAAATAATCTTGAACATTTAGCTACTCCTATTAGTAAAGATTTTAAGGGTGTACGAGTTACATTAGCATTTAAATTATTTAAAATTTAAATATGAAAAAAGAAATAGTTTTACATAGAATAAATACCTGTAAGTCTTGTGAAAATATGTTTACAACTTTAGGTATTATAAGATGTAAACTTTGTGGTTGTGCTATGCAAGCTAAAGTATTATTAAAAGATAGTAAATGCCCAATAGATAAATGGAGTTCTGAAGAATAATGTATAGCATATTTCATACGTCACACTGTGGTTCAACCTTATTAGCTTGTAAATTAAGTAAATCAATACCTACAATAACAGAACCTGATTGGTCTCATGATGCTAGAAATATAGAAGACCTTTGGGAAAAGGTTGACTTTCTAAAAAAACATCATCCTAAAGATACATTAGTAAAGTACTCTAGTTTAATTTGTGATGTTATGCCACATTTAGAAGGTAGAAAAGTATTTTTATATAGTAACTTTGAAAAACATATTAAATCTTTATCTAAATACTTTACAGACAATTCAGCTTATGAAGCTCAAAGTGAAGCATTGTTTTGGACAAAAAGATTTACATGGGCTGTAATTTCTAATGATACTTTATATGTAGACTCTGATTACTTTTTAAATAATCAAGAAGAAGTTTGTAAAGTAATTTGTGAACATTTTGAAATTGAATATAAACCAGTTGAAGTTTTATTTAATGTAAAACGTTCTGGTTATAATCATCATAATACTCCTATTAATGTAGGATATTAATTTTGTATAATAATATTATACAAGGTGAGGTTAATAAAGAACTTTCTGACTATATTTATAATACTATAATTTCTGATAATTTTGGTTGGTATTGGAATGAACTTCAAATTAATCCTAACAAACTTGTAGATCAAATAAGTGGATTTACACATGTTTTTTATAAAAAAGACGGATTTGTAAATTCAGCTTTTAATGTAGTTATACCATACTTATTAGATGAATTAAAAAATGTAATAGATGTAGACCATGTTGTTAGAGGACAAGCAAATTTACTATGTAATATAAATGTTTCAGAAGAAGAAAATATTAATAGTTTACATACAGACTCTCCTGATGATAATACTTTTAGTATTTTATATTATGTTATAACATCAGATGGAAATACTGTTATATATAATAAAGAGGGATCTAATATTAAAGTAAGTCCTATTAAAGGTAACTACGTTATATTTCCTTCAAATCTTTTACATAAAGCAAGTCCTCCTAAAGACAATAAAAGAAGAGTGGTAATTAATATTATTGTTAAGGGCAAATTAAAAAAATGAAAATATTAATTATGGGTTTATCAGGATCTGGTAAATCTGAATTAGCAAAAGAACTTTATAGTTTGTTTCAAAGTAATGAAGAGTCCTCAGTAAGATTAAATGGGGATGAGGTTAGAGAAGCTTATAATGACTGGGATTTTAGTACTGAAGGTCGTATTAGACAAGCAGAACGAATGTCAAAATTAGCTAAAAAGAGTGAAGCTAAATATGTTATAGCTGACTTTATAGCACCAACTAAAGTAACTAGAGATATATTTAATCCTGATTTACTTATATGGGTAGATACTATTAGGTCTAGTAAGTATACTAATACCGATGTTGTATTTCAAAACCCTAAAAATTATAAATTTAAGATTACTAAAAAAGATGCTAAAAAAGAAGCATTAAGAATATTTAATTATTTAAAAGGAACTAAACATGAAAAATGCATTAATTAATCCAATTGATTTAACAGAAGGTTATCCTTCAGTTGTATCAGTAAGTGATACTAGATTTGAAACAGTACCTGAATACTATTGGGTAGAATGTCCTGATGATACAGTAACAGGTATGTATTATAATAATGGTACTTTTGTATTACCTGCACCTCCTACACCAGTACCTCCAACTCCTGTTCCTCCAACAGCAGATGAAAACAAACAACTAGCGTTAACAAAACTAAAAAACTCTGATTGGGTAGAACTTCCTAGTGTTAGTGCTACTACATCAATTCCTCATTTAACAAATGCAAATGAATTTATAGTTTATAGAAATACATTAAGAGCTATAGCTGTAAATCCTGTAGCAGGTGATATGAATTGGCCTCTTAAACCAGTTGAGTTGTGGTCAGAATAAATGGAGCAAGTAGACGAAACTACATATAAAGTAAAAGCATCTCATAAAGATTTTATTGGTATTTACGAAGATGTTCTTTCAAAAGAAAGATGTCAAGAAATTATAGATAAAATGGAATCTCATATGGACTCTGATCCAGCTGAAATTGGTAAAGGATCTTCTCAATTTTCAAATGCAGATAATGGTAGAAAAGATTATCAAATATTTGCAAATAAAGTATTTAGTGGTGTTTCTAAAGAGATTAATAGTGTTTTAGATGTATGTGTTAAAGCCTACGCTGATGAGTTTTTTGTATTAAAAAACATAACAAAGATAAGATCAGAAGAAGTTAAATTACAGATGACACCTCCTCGTGGAGGGTATCATGTATGGCATGCTGAACAAGATAGTAAAGGTAACAGCGATAGAATATTAGCTTGGACATTATACTTAAATGACATACCTGATGGTGAAGGTGAAACTGAATTCTTATGGCAAGGTGTTAGAGTAAAACCTAAAACTGGCACTATGTGTATTTTTCCAGCAGCGTTTACACATACTCATAGAGGTAATCCTGTACATTCTTGCAATAAATATATAGCAACAGGTTGGTTTATTTTTAACGAATAGGAGAGTAATATGGATCCAATAACTATATTATCAGCATTTTTACCAGTTGCTATGGACTTAGGTAAGTCTCTTATTAATAAGTTTGTAGCACCTGATCAATTTAAACCTGCAACCATCGAGCAGTATGCTCAAATGAAAAGCATAGACTTAGAGTTCTTTAAGGTTATGAATGACGCTGGGGCAGGTAATTCTTCTTACCCTTGGGTAGAAGCCATTGTTAGATTAATGAGACCTCTAATAGGCCTTCTTGTGCTTTCTACATGGGTATATATGCATGTAACTGGTATAGGAACTCCTGAGGTAGATAACTTTGCTAGTGCTGTAGGTTTCTACTTATTTGGTGAGAGAAGCTTATTTTATATTAAAAAGAAATGAACCTTATAACAGTTGAATCGTGTAAAGCAGTTTACAGAATGTTATGTAGACTGCCACCATTTAACAAATATAAATTACCAAGACCTTCAGAGATAGAATTTTTAGTAGTAGACGATCCTACTATGTATGGTCAATATCAACCTGAACCTCATTGTATTACAATTAGTTCAGCTAAGATGAGTCAACTACAAACCCTTGAGAAAACAATGGCACATGAAATGGTGCATCTTATTTTATACCTTCAGGGTAAACGATATGAACTCCATAACAAAAACTTCTATAACTTAACATATCAAATAGCCGCTATCTATGGCTGGGAACCTAAGGATTTATAATGGAACATTTACAAGAATCAACTAAACACATATTAGATACAGCATCAATAGCTACTGCAGTAGGAACCATAATGCAAGTATTGCCAGCTATTGCTGCTTTATTTACAATTATTTGGACTTTAATTCGTATCTACGAAACTAAGACAATACAAAAACTATTAGGTAAAACTAAGGGATAACATGGCTACTTCAGGTACTACTACATTTACAGTTACCAGAGATCAAATTATTGAGGCTGCACTACGTAGTTTAGC